ACATTTAATTTTTCTGCCAACTGTGCTTGTGTAAGATTTTTCTTTTTTCTACACTCAGCAATAAATTTTCCTATTTTAATTTGATCCATATTATCTCTCCTTTTCTTTTATTATATTACCTTTTGAGGAAAATAAAACGACTTAATGGTTGAATGATTAGAAATCAACCATTGGTAGAGTATAAATTGAACGTCAAATTACTATTTACTTAAATTACTAATTGAATAAACCATTAATGCTACACCAAGACCAAATAATAAACAACCATACCATTCAGTTAAATGATTAGCTAAGAATCCTACTGTTCCACTTCCTAATGCACATAATATTACATATAACATTTTTTTCTTTTTCATGATTAATCCTCCTTACAGACAAATTACTTTTTATTTGTTAATTTAATTATATCATAATAAATTTAAAAAAAGTTAAAAAAATGCTCTACGTACAGTGAAAGTACAGTAACTTTTTTGATATAGTGTAGTCGAATTAAATATGTAGGTACTCAAGTGGTTAAGAGGCAATACTGCAAATATTGTATTCATGAGTTCGATTCTCATCCTGCATTCCATTAAATAATATAAATAGGGTGTGTTTACAAATAGAGAAGTAAATTAGTAAAAAAATGTATAACTATCCTATATGAAATAAAGGTTAATTAAGGATTTGGTAACGGTCCAAAATTGATACTTTTTATACTAAAAAAAGGTTCATAAATGATACTTTTTGGAGGTAAATTAATGATATGAGTAAAGAATTATATGTAACAGATGAACATGGTGAAGTAATTGACATAATAGAATCTACAGATAAATATGTAAAGTTATCTGATGGAGATAAAGTGGTTAGAAAAAGTGTACTTCAATATTTGGGGGATACGGTAGATTTAAGATACCACTTTGTAAAGGTAAATCCTAATGTTTATGGTGATATAGCAAATAAGTGTCCTATATTAAATATATTAATTGGTTATATAGGTTATATGGATGGAATAATATCCTATAAAAATGGAAAAAAAGTTAGATTGAAGGATATTTCAAAAATCTGTAATGTTAGTGAAACAACAGCAAAAAGACAAATTAAAGCATTAATTGAATTAGATGTTATTCATAAGATTAGAGGTAAACCATCTTATCTAGTAATGAATCCATATGTGGCTTATTTAGGTAGAAAAATTTATTTATCTTTATATGAAGAATTTAAATTTAGTGAATATAAGAATTTAAGTGAGGAGTGGTCTAAATAAAATATATATTTGAAAAGAATATTAATATGCCTATATGTGCTATTAGAGATGGTACTTATATAGATTTTTTATCCGGTAAGGAATTGGAACTAGATAAGTTAAATTTTATAAAACAATTAGTAAAAAATAATAAGGTTGTGATTAAAGAAATAGATTTAAAAATTTATGTTATTCATGAATATATAATGCCAACATATGATAGAGCATTTATAGCTTATAACTATTGTATAAATGGTATTTCTAATTATTTAACTTACTATAAACAACCAATTAAGAATGATTATTTGATAAAGAAAAAATTATTAACTAGAGAGTATTTTCAAGAGTTGTTGTGGAGTGGTGATGATGAATAAGATTAAAGATAACTTATTTGATTTATATTCATTAGCACAGCAACATAAAGCATTATTTGAATATTATCAAAAACATAAGAGTATAAAAAGTGAAATAGAAATAAAACAAAGAATTGAATATATTTTAAAAAATAAAATAAAGCAAAGGGATGAAGTTTCTACTTTGTTATGGGTAATAGGGAAAGAAAAAAAGGAGTTGTTAGAATGAGAAAAATTAGTATTAAACAAAAGAAAACACTAGAAGCAATTGAGTGGTTTATTAACAATAATGGATATAGTCCTACATTTCAGGAATTAGCTGATATCTTAGAATGTAATATATCAACAGTTTTTAAAAAGGTTTTATTATTAGAAGACAAAGGATATATATCTACTATTAGTGGTAAGCAAAGAACTATAAGAATATTGAAAGGATTAGAAGAATGCGAAATATAAAAAGAATCGAACCTTTTCTAAAAGAATTAGGTAAACTTTGGAAAGAACAATGTCCTAATTGGAGATTTGGTCAATTAATGAGTAATGTACTTAATAGTTTTGATCGAGATCCGTTTTTTATAGAAGAAGATGAAATGATAAAAAAATTTAAAGAATATTTTGGTGTAGAAGATGATTAATGTATCTGATTACATCAAAATAATATTAAAGAAAAAGAATTTAAGTAATGTAGATTTAACAAAAAGAATTAATGATATAGAGTCTAAATTAGGTAATAAAAGAACATCACCTCAAAATATTACTAATTATTTAAATGGATATAATACTATTACAAAGAAATGGTTAGTAAAGGTGGAATATGCTTTAGATTTACCTTTAGGAACATTACTTAATATGGTTATAGAACCATCATCAAGAGAATCTAAAAAAGAAATAGATGAATTAATAAAGAAAGTAAGAGGGAAATAATGGAAATAATATTTAAAGAAGAAAAAGGTAGATTATTTGGTTCAACTAGTATAGTAGGAATTGGGAAAAGAACTCCTAAATTAATTTATGGAGAACAAGCTAAAAAATTAAGAGAAAAATCTTTATTATCTATTGATGGGTTAGCCAAAGAATTTGAAGTTAAACCGAATGTTATTCAAAAAATAGAAGAACAAAAGGGAACATTAACTGATAAGTTATTTGAAAAATATAAAGAAAAATTTAAAGTAGAAAAAGATTATTTCTTCGATTTAGATTTAGAAACATTGATATTAACTTGTGAAGGACATATTATTAAATCATTTGATACAAGTGAAGAATGTAAGAAAGTTTATGATGAAATAATGGAAGATTATTTTAATGCTGTAGAAAATAAAGAAAAATATATAATTGTAGATTTTAATAAGAAAGAAGGAATTTAAATGATAGTTAAAGCAATATTTAAGAATGAAAATTATAATTATTTTAGAGATAAAACAACATCAAAAGAAATACATAATCAAGTAAAAAGACATTATGGAGATATTTTTGAATGTGATGATGAAATAGCTAAAGAAAGAATTGATGCTGGATTAGTTATTAAAGCATCTAAGCAAGAAATAAAAAAATATAAAGAAGAAAATAAATAGTAGCACTTAATCTTATATAGAGAGAGTGATAAAGTGAGTAATATAAAAGTTGGAGATAAAATTCAATTAAAAAAAGAGAATAATTATGAGAAAACATTTAATGACATATTACTAGCTTTAAAAACAAATAAATTAAGTCAAAAAGAAAAATTAGTTTGGTGTAATACAATGATTGAAGTATTAGAATTATGGTTTTTAGAAGATGATTTAAAATCAGTTATAAATGCTAAAAACAAACTAATTCCAGTATTATATAATCTTATAGAAAAAGGGAGCATAGAATATATGTCTTCCTTTTTTGATTATTACAAAAAAATTTATTGTTTTTGTGCTAGAAGAGATTTTGAATGTTTTGTAGATTATATAGAGTGGAATCAACCTAAAAAAGTATTAGCATATAGAAGAGATGTGTTAAGACCTTATGTAGATGCACTTAATAGAATTGCATTTGATAATCAATTACAATATATAGTTGTATCATATCCACCATCAATGGGTAAGTCATATTTAGCTACATTATTTACCGCTTGGGGTTTTGGTTTAAGCATAAATAATTCAGTTATTAGATTATCATATTCTGATGAATTAGTATCAGGATTTAGTAGAACAATTAAAGGAATAATATCTAGTCCAGAGTTTGCCGAAATATTTACTTTATTTCAATTATATAAAGGTAAACCTTTTGAAGTTGAAAGAGAAAGCGACTGGAAAATTAAAAATGCTAATGTACCAAAATCTAATCATATAGCAAGAACTAGAAACGGATCAACAACAGGAGAAAGAGCTTCTTTTGCTATTATATTTGATGATATGACTAAAGGTGCAGAAGAGGCGAATAGTGAAAGTACACATAAAGGAATATATGATAAATGGTTAACAGAATGGTGGAACAGAAGAGATGGTAAGAATTGTAAGTTCATTTTTGTAGGAACTCAATGGACTCCTGAAGATATATTAAACAGAGTTATAGAAGATAGAAATAAAGTATCTTTATTAAAAGAAACTGATAACCCATATGTTATGGAAAGTGAAGATAAATCTACAATTGTCATAAGAGTTCCTATGATTGATAAAGAAGGTAAAACAACTTGTGAAGAAGTGTATCCACAGGAAATTGCTGAACAAATAAAAGATACTACGGACCCATTTTTATTTAGTTGTGTTTATCAGCAAGATCCGATAGCACCAACAGGCAGAGAGTTTGCTTGGGAATGTATTAGGACTTATATTGATTTACCTAATAATTTAACTAATAATTCTATGGCAACATTAGATACAGCAAGAAAAGGTAGAGATAATGTTTCTATGCCTATTTTTAAAAATGATAATAATGGAAATCATTATTTAATAGATGCAATATTTAAACAAAAAGCTATGGATGATTTATATGATGAAATAATAGAAAAAATTATATTAAATACAATAACTATGTTAGTAATAGAAAATAATATAGATACATCATTAAAAAATCTGTTAACTGAAAAATTGTTAAATAGAGGTATTACATGGTGTACTATTGTCGAAAAATTTAATACAGTAAAGAAAGAAGAAAGAATAAAGAATAATAGGGGGATAGTTCAAAAGCAAATGATATTCCCTGATAAATCATTAGTTAAACCTAATAATGATATTGGTAGACTTATGGATAACATGACTAAATACTCTTTTGATAAGCCTAATCTACACGATGATGCCTGTGATTCTATTTGTATGTATGCAAGTGAAATTATCTTAGGAAGAGGTGCATTATCTAAACCAATATCACTAAGAAGAGTATTTTAATAAAATTATATGTATGATATAATATTACTGACAGATAAATAGTAATTTGTTTGTTAGGAGGAATTGAATGAGAAAATGTTTGAGATGTGAAACTGAAATGATAGAAGATTTATCAGTTATGGTTTCTAATGGTGGGTATGGTATTGATGTCAGAGAAAAAGGGATGTTTAAATCAGCAATAGAAAAAATAAAATGTGCAGTATGCCCAGAATGTGGTTATACTGAAACTTACATAGATAATCCTGACAAAATTAAAAAGTTAGTAAAAAAGACTGGAGAAAACAAATGAAAAAGAAAAAAGTTTTAATAATATGCATATCAATTTTTATAATACTTGCAATATTAAGTTTTATTGCTAATTATGTTGATAAAGGTAGAATATCAACAGGACACGAGCCAAAATTTACAATTAAAATAGTTAGTGAGGATGGAAATAAGGTGACTTATTGGGGATTAGGATATAAAGTTGTAAGATATCCAAGCGTGAGTCCAAATGAGCCTTATAAGAACAATCGTGGCGTAAAAATGGGAAGTTGGTTTATGAAATATGAACTTTCTGAATATGAGAATATTAAAGTAGAATTATTGATGGATGGCAAAACAATAGAAGTTGATAAAAAAAGAGATGTTGAATTTATAGTGAGTTTATTAAGAGATTCTAAATATATTAACGAATTATGTGATGGAATAAACACTCATAAGATAATAATTGATGATGAAGTATATTATTTAAAAGAAAGTTGTAAAGAAATACAAAAAGGTAAAAAACAAGCAAAAATATCAGATGAAGATTTAAATAGTCTTTTAAAAATCATAAATGATTATGATAATGTTAAATAAAGAATTGGTAGTAAAATAATTATTAGGAGGTGAAATATATGAAAAAAATTTTTGCTTTTTTATTATTGACAGTTACTTTTTTTACGCTTACGGCTTGTTATACAAAAGAGAAAATGACAATTAATTCATGTGAAAACTGTGCTTTTTCTTTTTATAGTGAAGAGTCTAGTAAACAATATGGTGTAAATAACACTTTAAAAGACTATACTTATGATTATAAAGAACTAAAAACTACAAATGGTGAGAGCAGAAAAATGTTTTTAGGTCACACATTAGAAAATGGAAAGATTAAAAGAGGTTTTGCTTGTGGGATTAATAATGAAAATGTTTTTTGTATTGAAGGTACTCGTGATGGTTCAAAATATGAAGATAATGCTGATATATTAAGAAGAATATTTGGTGATGATAATTGTAAAGAAGATGAATATTTTATAATTTGTAAAGATGATATTTTTGCTGCAACAAATAGAGATGGTACTGTGAATGTTGGAGTTTCATCGGATGATTTTGAATGTAAGGCAATTAGTAATGGAACTATGAACTGTAGCTAATTTAAAGATAGGAAGTTTAAGGCTCTATGGTTGAAATAAATAAATTACAAAGGTTGGATTAATATTAATATATTATTTTAATTACAAATTACAATTTATTGATTAGAATAAGAATTAATCAAATATATATTTGACTTTTAGACATCATAGATGTCTTTTTTTTTATATTTATTATATAAATATACACGAGTAATCAAGTTTTTCCCTTCATTGGTTACTCGAAGTGCTACGCGGGAGCATAACCGTAAATTTATTTATAGTTGTGTTCCCTTATTTTCTTATTTGGGAACTTCCAAATAGAAATGTGGTGAAAGAATGGAAGAAGTAAAGGAAGAAAAAGTAAATGCAAATATTCCTACTCAGACAATGACTAGTGTAAGAATTGGTCCGCAAGAAATGAGATTGTTTGGTAGAAAGATTATATATGCAGACTACAAACAAGAAGAAATGAATGAAGATACAATAAAAAAGATTTTAATAGATGTATTTAGTGTTCATTTAAATAATTCATTAGAAATTGATTATTTGGAAAAATATTATAAAGGATATCAACCTATATTGGGAAAGACTAAAGAAATAAGACCAACCATCAATAATACAGTAGTTGAAAATAATGCTTACTTTGTAACTGAATTTAAAAAGAGTTATGTCTTCGGAGAACCTATACAATATGTTCAAAGGGGAGAAGTTGCAAATAATGAAGTTGGTATTTTAAATAGTTATATGTTAGCAGAAGATAAATATCCAAAAGATACTGAACTTGCTGAAAGTTTATATATATCAGGAATTGGACATAGATTAGTTTTGCCTAGTGATAATGAAGATAGTCCTTTTGAAATAGAAAATCTAGATAGTAAAACGACATTTATTGTTTATTCAAGTTATTTACCACATAAAAGATTATTTGCTTGTACTTATACTAAAAATGTTAAAGATACATCTATAGTAGGTAGTATATATACAAATAATGGTTTTTATACTTTTGATAAAGATAGTTTTTCATCAAGTTTTGATGTTAAATTTGTTAAATACCATATTTTAGGTGATATTCCAATTTTTGAATATTATTTAAATAAATCAAGATTAGGAATAATTGAAATTGTAATGGACTTATTAAATCAATTAAATAAAGTAACATCTGATGAAATAGATGGTTTAGAACAATTTATTCAAAGTATTTTAGTATTTGTCAATCAAGACATTGATAAAGAAGATTATGAAGATTTATTAGATTTAGGTGCTGTTAAAATAGCAACTTCTGATCCTAGTAGACCTGCTGATTTAAAATTATTATCAAATAATATTGACCATAAAAATACTAAAGTATTACATGATAGATTGTTTAATGCGGCCCTAAATATTATTGGTATTCCAAAAAATAATGAAAAAGCAAGTGGTGGAGATACAGGCACAGCAAGAGAACTTGGTGAAGGTTGGACTATGGCTGATGCTAGAGCAAGACAAGATGAAATGGAATTTAAAAGATGTGCTAAACCTGAAATAAATTTAATTCTAAGAATTTGTAAATTATCTCCAGATAGTGAAATCAAATCATTATCATTAAAAGATATAGACCAAAAATTTACTAGAAATAAATCTGATAATTTCTTAGTTAAATCTCAAGGTTTAATGAATCAAATACAAAGTGGTATTGCTCCAGATGTTGCAATGACAACTAGTGGTTTATATAGTGATACTAATGAGGCATTTAATAAATCTATGGATTTCTATGGTGGTGTAGAAAATTGGATTAAGTTATTTGTAGATAAAGCTAGTAAACAAATAAATGAGAATAATGATAAAAAAGAAAATAAAGAAATAGAAGATAATAAATAGTCTTCTTATGCTGGATTAGCTTAATTGGTAGAGCAGGTGTTTTGTAATCATCAGGTTATCTGTTCAAGTCGGATATCCAGCACCATAAGTCGATGATGTAATTGGTAACATGTCGGTCTCCAAAACCGTTTATCTGGGTTCAAGTCCTAGTCGATTTGCCATGAGTCATTAGTTTAAAGGTAGAATAGTAGACTTCCAATCTATTGGTATCAGTTCGATTCTGATATGGCTCTCCATCTGGTATTAGCTCAATTTGGTAAAGCACTACATTTGGGATGTAGGGAGTGGAGGTTCAAATCCTTCATACCAGACCATAATGCTCGTGTGTTGAAATTGGTAAACAAGACGGACTTAAAATCCGTTGGAGTATTCCTTATAGGTTCAAGTCCTATCACGAGTACCATGATGTGTTGTGATAATGGTAGTCAGGTGGTCTTGAAAACCATTGGTCGTTGTTGACTTGTAGGTTCGAGTCCTACACACATCGCCATGTACACTTACTCTAGTTGGTGATGAGGACAGTTTGCTAAACTGTTAGGTCGATTATTCGACACAGAGGTTCGAGTCCTCTAGTGTACGCCATTAAGGTAAAAACTATGAATATAGTTTATATAAAAATTTGCTCATCATACAGAGCATAATTGTATGACACTCAATTGTTGGAACGTGGCAACCATAAAAGCGTAAGAGTGAGAAAGGTTAATGAATGAATGAAGTAATTGAAAATGTATTAAATGATGAAACTTATGTAACAAATGAAGAAAGAGTAGAAGCTATCAAAAAGGGATTAGCTACATTAGTTATTCCTAAAGATAAGTACAATGATTTAAGTACTAGATTAAAAACTAGTGAATCAAATTATTCTACTTTACAAACTGAATTTAATGATTATAAAAAATCAAAAATGACAGAAGAAGAATTAAATCAAGCCAAAGAAACTGAATTAGCAGAAAAAGTAAAACAAAATAATATTAAGGCTAGTGAATTAGCTGTTAAAAGTTTGCTTTTAGATAATGGTATTAAAGTTACAGATGAAGATACTGAATTAAAAGAAACTTTACAAAACATTATTAGTGAAGATATGGACAAATCAATTAAATTAACAAATAGTTTTATATCTTTATTAAATAAAACTAAAACTAACACTGAAAAAGAAACAACAACAAAGTTGTTAAAAGATACTCCTAAACCAATTGGTGGAGTAGATAGTTCTTCTAATGTATCTAAATTAGAATCATTACAAAAAGAGTTACAACAAGCAATCAAAGATAAAGATGTAATTAAACAAACAAGTTTAATGACACAAATATTTCAAGAACAAAACAAACCTAAAATTTAAATAAAGTAGCACTCGTAAAAAAAGGGATAGAAAATTTTATACGAGGTGAAAATAATGAACGGAACAGAAACTGTACAATCTTTTAATTGCCCTAACTATTCAGGGTTATTATACAACAAAGCAAATACAAAAACTCCATTTTTAAATATGATCAGTGGAAATGTTAAATATACTAATTCAGTTGAATTCGTTACTGGACAATATTTCTCAAGTGAAGAAGGAGAAATACCTGAAATTAGTGAAACAGCATCATTAACAGCTCCAACAGCATCATTCGTAACAAGAAATCAATTATCAAATGTTACTCAAATATTTATGGATGCTGTAGCTATTAGTTATGCAAAACAATCAAATATGGCAACATTAAGTGGTGTTAATTTAGCAGGACAAAGTGCTAATCCACAAAATGAATTAGATTTCCAAGTTGCCAGAAAAATGGAAAAATTAAAAAGAAGTATTGAAAAAACATTTATTCAAGGAAAATTTAATAAAGCAACAAGTGATACAGAAGTTAATAAAACAAGAGGTATGGTAGAAGCTATAACTACTAATACAAAAAATGCAAATGGTTCTAAATTAGACTTATGGTTAGTAAACGATGTAGTTTCATTAATCAGTAATGCTGGAGGAGAAATTGATAATTTAATTATCTTATTAAATTCAGTAAACTTATTACAATTACATGGTAATGCTATTGAATTAGGAATGCCTGTAGGAAAAGAATATACAACTTCTTACGGAATTCAAGTTAGAGATTTAATTTTACCAGTTGGTACAACTGTAAAATTAGGTTTAGGTGAATTTATTCCAGAAGGAACAGCATTAGTTATTAACCCATCAGTTGTAGGACCAGTAGAACAACCAACACCAGGAAAAGGAAATTTCTTCTTAGAAGAGTTAGCTAAACAAGGTGCTGGAACTAAATATCAATTATTTGGGCAAATTGGATTAGACCACGGACCAGAATGGTATCATGGAAAAATCACAAATTTATCTACTGAATTTGTTGCTCCAACTGGACAAAAAATTGTTACTGTTACTGAAGAAGTATCAGGGTAGTTAATAGATAGGAAGTGTATTTATGAGTCAAGAAGAACAACTTAAAATAATGCGATTAGATATTTTAGGAAATACTGAAGATGATAACAATGATGAAGTGTTTGTTAATATGTTAAATAATGCAAAAGTTGTGGCTCTAAATACACTTTATCCTTATAATCAAGAAATTCAAGAATTACCTAATAATTATAGAATAATTAATTGGCAAACTAGATGTGCTATAGAACTTTATAAAAAGATAGGTACAACTAATGTGCAATCATATAGTGAAAATGGTTTATCTGTAACTTTTCTAACTGGTTTAATCTCTACTAGTTTAATGAATGAATTAATTCCAAAAGCAGGAGTTCCTAGATAATGTTTGAAATAAATGCAAATCCTTCTAAATGGAAAAAAGAACTATACATTTCTAAGAAAGTAAGTGTTGATTTAGATGAAGAAGGAAATGAAGTTGTTACTTATGATAAACCAATAAAATATAAATTTAATTATCAACCAATAAGTTCTTATTCTGAAATAGTAGAATTTGGAGAAAAAGCAAATATAATGCAAAAAGCAGTAATTCCTATTTCATATAAAAATATTTTTAAAGAATATGATATAGCTTATTTAGATGATGCAAATCCTATTGATGAAATAGTTAATGGTGAGAAAGCAAATTATAGATTGCTACCACCTAGAAATGGTAATTCTGTAATAATAATATATTTTGAAAAACTTACTGGAAAGTAGGTGGAATATGTATCAATTTACGAATGGCATAATTGTTTATGATGAAAAAACAAAAGATAAATTTTTAAAAAGTGGTTTTAAATTAAAAAAAATGAAAAAGGAAAAGCAAATAACTATTGATGAGGTAATTGATGAAGAATCAAATAAATCTATCAGTACAAAGTCTACAAGAGTTTCAAAAAAAACTTCAAAAAATAGAAAGTAGACTTAAAAGTAATATTAAAATTGCTACTATGGATTTAATGGAAACTACTTATGAATTATTGATTGAATTATATAAAAATAATAATTTGAAAAATCATATCAATACATTACATAAAGAAATTATAAGTGATGGAAATGGTTTTAGAATTTGGACTAATGATTGGATAGTAATCTTTAATGAGTATGGAACAGGAATTATAGGTTCTGGTACTCATACAAATTCTACAGGTTATCAATATAATCTACAATCTCAATATAAAGATAAATATGGTAGATGGGTATATTTCAATAAAAAGACAGAGTCGTTTATAACTACTAAAGGTATGAAAGCTAAGCATATGTATTATGATGCGGAACAAATTATAAAAAAATATATGGGTGAGTATTATAATTATGCGATTACTTGTTCATTAAACGATGAACAATATCAAAAGTTTAGAAATTCTTTAAAGGAGTGATATTAATGTTATTTGAAAATATTTTTAATAGCGATATATATCCTAGATTAAAAGAATATGTAGAGAGTAAATCTATATATAAACCTAAGATAGTTAAAAATGTACCATTAGATAGTAAGATTTTTCCAATAGTTCCTATTAAATTATTACCTATAGAAAGAAGTTATAATAATTTAAACTATGGTGAAGAAAATTATTCTTTTGGAATTGAAATAAATATTTATGCTCAAGACCAAATTAATGGAACAAATAAATTATCAAAAAAAACTATATGTGATGAAGTAACTAATGTTATTTTAGAGTATTTAGAATCTACTTATCACATGCATTTAAAAGTAGAATATGATGTTGCTAATATAGATGAAAATGTTCATAGAAATTTAATTAGAGCAACAGGAATATTAGATACTAAATATGGCTTAGATAATTTGGTAATTTATCCTAAATAAAGTAGCACTCATATGTAAGGGGATTACAATAAGAGGTGAATAAAATGAATGGATATTTAGATTTAGGTATTGAATTAAGAGTTAAAGCACCAACTGAAGAAACTTATTCAAAAGCGGTATTAGTTGCTGTAAAAGGAATGCCACAAACAGGACAAGCTGGTGGAACTGTAGAAATTACAACTTCAAGTGATCCGACAAAAGTTTATATTGCTGATAGACCAGACACTGGAGATATGGATTTTACATACAACTATACAGATGCTAATTTAAAGGCAGTACAAGCTGTTTGTGATAATACTTCTAAAGATATTTTAATTAAATTACCAGATGGAACTGGAGTTGAATATAATGGTTCAGTTCAAACATGGATTAATGAAGTATCTGTAGGTAGTGCAATTGAATGTACTTTACATACAGTACCAAGTGTATCTCCAGCATATTTAACAAAAGAAGAAGTATCTGGAAAGATAGCAACAACTTAATAAAAATTGAAAGTAGGGAAAAACGATGAGATTATTAGAAATTAATATCAATGAAAAAAACTATAAATTACAATTAAATAGAACTTCAATAAAATGGTTAGAGGCAAATGGCTTTTCAATAGCAGATTTTGAAAATAAACCTTTAACATATTATGACTTATTATGGACTAGTTTATTTATAGCAAATCATCCAGAAGTAAATGGTAATTTAGCAATTAAATTATTAGAAACATATGAGAAGAATAATAGGGTTGCTAGTGTAATTAAATTCGCTATAGAAGAATATTCAGCTTTTATGAATGCCCTAGCCGATACAGAATTAGTGGAGAACGAAGTTCTAAAGATAACAGAGATATAATTAATCAAGAAGAAGGCAAACAATATAAAAACTTAACTGATTGGTTTTATGATTTGTTGCCTATGGCAATTACATACGGTATGTCAGTGAAAGAGTTTTGGGAAGATAGCCCTGACTTATTCTGGGCATACCGTTTTTCTTATTATAAAAAGAAACTTGAAGAACAAGAAATTTTTAATCATAATGCATGGTTACAAGGAATGTATATTTGTGAATCTATACATGTAGCATTATGTAATTGTTTTGGAAATAAAAAAATGGAATATTCTAAAAAACCATATAGTTCGACTTCAAATAATTTAGAGGAAGAAAGATTAAATGAACAAGAATTATTGGTAGCAAAAATAAAAAATAGAGTATTACAAGTTCAGGCAATAAAGGGCAAAGAAGAAAGTAGCACTACTAAAACTAGGGATAGTTAGGTGGTGGAATAATGGAAGAAAATCAATCATTAGAAATAAATATTAAAGCAGTAGCAAAAGAAGCTATAAATAATTTACATAAACTTACAGATGAAGTATTTAAATTAGGAAATTCTGTTGAGAAAGTATCAACAAAAATAAATAAAGAAGGTCAAGTTTTAAATTCTACAATAACAACTAGTGAAAAAACAGGAAAAAAATTATATTCCACTATTTTTAAGTTAGGACAAGATGGTTCTATAGAGAGAGTAACATCAAATGTTAAGAAATTAGGTAATAGTACTAAAAAGACAACATCAATGTTTGGTAGTTTAGGTAAATCATTATCTTTAGTTGGATTATATTATGGTGTTAAAAGATTATCAACTACATTCTTGAATTGGATGAATGAATCAACTGATAGAACTGAACAATTAAATTTATTTAATGTTGTTTTTAAAAATATAGAAAAAAATGGAGTTAAAACATTTTCTACTTTAGGACAAAGTGCAACAAGATTTCAATATACATTAAATGAGGCATTTGGTACTAATATGACTGAAACATTAAAGTATCAAGCATTGTTCCAATCAATGGCAGAAAATGCAAGTATTCCAGATGCTTATTCAAAAATAATGTCAGAAACTATGACTAAATTTACATATGATTTAGCATCTTTATATAACAAATCAGAAAGTGATGTTGCTGAAGCTCTAAGAGCTGGTGTTTATGCTGGACAGACAAAACCATTAAGATCTTATGGTATAGATGTTACTCAATCAACAATGAAACCAATATTAGAGTCTTTAGGTATTATTGATAGGTCTGTTAGTGATTTATCTCAAGGAGAAAAAGAAATATTAAGATATATAGCCGCTCTTGAGCAAGCTAAGGTAGCTATGGGAGATTATGCTGATACAATTGAATCTCCAGCAAACCAAATGAAGGTATTTAAAAACCTTTTAGTAGAATCTAAAGTTGCTATAACAAGTTTGTTTATGGGAACTTTTGCAAAGATTTTACCATATGCTAATGCATTATTAATGGTAGTTAAAGAAGTATCAAAGGCAATTGCTGATATATTTGGTATTCAATTATCAGATTACAATACTGGAATCGCAAGTACTGATGATGCTTATAGTGGACTATCAGATAGTATAGATGGAGCAACAGATAGTTTAAAAGAATTAAAAAGACAAACATTAGGTTTTGACCAAATAAATAATATAAACGAAAATAATTCTAAATTAAATCCTAGCGAAGTTACTGGTGGAATAGACCAAAGGTTGTTAGATGCAATTAAGGGATATGACAATGGAATGGATAAAGTAAGAATGAAAGCTACTGAGATAAGAGATAGAATTATGGAGTGGTTAGGATTTACAAAAACTATAGATGAAGAAACTGGAGAAGTTAAATTTAAATTAACTAAATCTAATACAACTATGGGTAAAATAATAAATTCTATGAAGAAGATAGTTAAATATGGTAAAGAAATAATTTCTAAAGTATTTAATATTTTAAAAAATGATTTTGATAATGGAAGTTTTGGAAAATATATTTCCAGTGCATTTAGTGGAATTGCAAATTTACTAGAGTCTATTGGAAAAAGTGATTTTGCAATTAATTTATTAACTAAATTACTTGAAACATTTATTGGTTTTAAAGTAGTTGTTAGCATATTAAACCCAATAATAACATTAGTAGAAAGTATTGGAATTAAGGTAGGATTAGTTTCAACATCAATTAACAAATTATTAGGTTCTTTATCTAATATAGGTGTTGTTGTTGGTGGTTTGATGGCAATATCTGATTCAGTAACTACATTAAAGAATGAAGGATTTAATTTTATAAGTGTTGGTGAAGGAATTATAGGAACTATTGCAACAGTAGGAGCTTCAATGGCAACATTAACTCCTTTGTTAGGAACAACAGGAACTGTATTTGGTGCAATTATAGGTTTAATGAGTGCATGTTCAGTTGCTACTAGAGCTTTAATGGAAGATGAAGATTCCTTAAAAAATAGAATTAGTGATGTCAATGATGTTCTAATTCAATATGAAGAATCAATGGTAGAGGCAGATGCCGCAAGACAAACATTCTTAAATCAAAATTTAGGAGAGTTAGAATATTATAAGGATTTATATGCTGAGTTACAATTAATAACTGATGCTAATGGAAAAATTAAAACTGGTTATGAATCAAGAGCTAATTTTATAGTTAATGAGTTAGCAAATGCTCTTGGAATTGAAATAAGCATAGTAGATGGGCAAATTCAAAAATATGATGAATTAGAACAATCTATTTATGATGTTATTGAAGCCAAAAGAGCAGAGTATTTAGTACAAGCAAATACTGAAAAATATAATTTAGCTATGGATGAAAGAGTTAAATTAGAACAAGCATATGCTGATGCTATTAAAAATACAAAAGATGCATATAAAGAGGCAACTCCAGTATTTGAAGATTTACAAGAACAATTTAAATTAACAGATAAAGAATTACAAAATTTTATAGATACAGGAAGTCTTTCCTTAAAAAATGTATCATTAATGACAAGTGAAATGACTAGTACTAGAGATGCCGCTATCAGGATGAGAGATGCTATAATCTTGGCAACTGAAAGTGAAGAAGAAGCTGGATTACAATGGGCAAATAATCAAAAAATAATTGGAGATTATGAAAATGCTCTTGTAGGATTATCTGAAAAAAATTATGATGTGGTTTCAAGAATATATAATGATACAGTTAATTATCAAGGAAAAACAAAGGATGAAACAATAAAAAATTATTCTTATAGTATTGAATCTCAAAAGAAATATTTAGAAGATTTAAAGAAAAATAAATACAACTATGATGAAGATTATTTAAATACAGAAAAGATTAAAACAGAAGCAAAAATTAAACAACTAGAAGAAGAGAGAGATTTAGTTCAAAAAGAATTGGAATTACAAAATCAATTAGCAAAAAACAAAACTCTTGAAGGTGTTAATGAACAATTAAGTGTTTTTAAAAATAAAAAATATGAATTTAAAGAGACAGCAAACGAAATGATGCAATTATATGTTGATGGCATTGAATCTGGAAAACCTATTTCTGTTAGTACAATGGAAAAATTAGTTAATGGTACTATTCAAAAAATAAAAGATAAAAAGATGGATGCTAAGACGGCTGGAGAATATTTAATAGATGGAGTTAATTTGGGTATTAAAAATCAAAATAAACAAAGTTCTGTATTTTCATCAATTGCAAATTTTGGTGCTAATTTATTAGCTAAATTTAAATCTTCACTAAAAGAACATTCTCCTTCAAAAGCAACCCAAGAAATGGGTATGTATTTCTTAGATGGATTTAATATAGGTTTTGATAAAGAAAAAAAGGAAACATTATCTAATATTAAAAATCTTGGTTCTAAGATTATAGAAACAATGGATTTTGATTATAATTCTTTACCTAGCGATTTATCTTTAGATGTAAATAAATACATCGATTATGGACAAATTAATGGTTCTTTAAATAGCAATATTAATGCAAATGTTAATGGTGAGATTTCTAGAAATATTGGAAATTATGTTGCAAGAGCAATTAATTCAAGACCAATTCAAGTAGATATTAATGCAACTACGGATCAAGGAACAATTTTAGAAACAGCGGTTAATGGTATAAATCAAAAAACAAAACAAACTGGAGTTTGTCCTATTATAATTCCAATGTAGCACTTCTTTCAAAGGGATTTGAAAGTTGGTGAGTTATGATACAAGAATTTACAGACAATGGCTATAGATATAAATTATCTGGTCCATCTTTAAAGTTATCAAAAGTAAAACTTAACGGAGTTGATATATCTCATTATTTATCTAATCAAAGTACTATAGGAGAATATGATGTTTCCAAGAATAGTGGTAGGGATGTTACTAATGCCAATGGAGATATGATACTAAATGTAGTTAATACTAAATTTAGATTAGATTTAGTAACAAGACCATTAACCGAAGATGAATTAGTTGATTTTTATACTGAGATTAGAAAAAGACCATCACCAATTGAAGTTGAATTTTTAAATCCATTTGATAAAGAATGGAAAACTATTCAATGTTATAGGGGTGATAGGTTGGCTCAATCTATGTTTCCTTATGAAGTTAATAATAAGTTAGTTGAAATATATGAACCTATATCACAGGCAATTATAGAATTGTAGGTGATATTATGGTTAGCGAGAATTTTATAAATGAATGTAAAAAGTCAGCATTTAAAAATAGATTAGGAAAAATAGAATTAGAGGGGTATGAAAATACTATTACAGAGAACAATTATTTAAAAAAGTTTTCTATAAATAGTGGTTGTTATATTGATGGAACAATAATTGGAAGTATATATATTTCTAAATTAACTGGCGAATTAGTTGGTCTTCCAAACGACATATCATTAATTGATAAGACTTTACAAGT